GGGCTGACATAGCGATTGTGGTCGCAGAAGTATTCGTTGCGGTGAACGGCCCTCCGGTAAAGGTAATATCGGTAAGCGTCCAGTCAACATGGGAAGTCCGGGTAAGCTTCGCCGGCACATGATTCTTATGAACTATATATAAAGTATCGGCTGATTGTGCGAATTGTAACTCGAAAAGCTCAGCTTCAGTATAGGTAGTCGTTACCTCAACCGCACTACCGGCGGCTTGAATCTGCCCGTTGTCTTTATAGAAACGAACATAGAGATCGCCAAACTCAAGGATATAGGCTTGGGTCGTAGAGAATTGAAAAGAAAGTAACCTTGTGGCCTTAGTGCTGTCTTTTACCTCGGCCGCATAATAAGTCCCAGGCCGGCGGAAAGCCCCGCCGAAAGACTTAAGATAAAAGTTCTCTATCTTCTCGCCGGCATTAAGATATTTTTCTATATCAGTCCTGCCCTTGAGCTGTTTCGAAAACTCTCCGGCAGTCCAATTCGTTTGAATATAATTTATTTTAGACATTATTGCCTTCCGTCGATAAATTCATCCTCATCTACCTTTTCATCTTTTGGAGATTCCTGAGCGTCATTGATCTTAGCGAGAGCAAGCTTTTCTATATATAAGGCTTCCATACTCTCTACCGTAGACTTTGAGCTTGTAACTGCATAAGCAATCTCACGCGCATCTCTTGTCGCTAAAGCAATCGCAAGATCAACCTGCAAAGAATCACCGCTTATCTTCTTGACATACCGGGTATATAAAGTTGATTCGTTGCTTATCACAAACCCCTCTTCCACCCGGAAATCCTCGAGCGTATCTGTCTCACCAGTCCCGTTATAAATAGTAATATAGCGCAAGCAATCACTCGGCAGGCTATGGCGATAATCGTACCCCATAATCGGGGCTGTCCCATGAGAAACCAAGAGAACGCGGACGGTAGCGCAATTCCAGGGATGCTCTCTCAATAAGGCTTCCCGGTTAGGCACATGAACCACATCCAGTCTATGCCTATTGACAACATCATCAGTGATCAAAGTTAACCTATCCGCCCCTAACAAAGTCAGGCTATAATTATAAATTTCCAACTGTGTCATGATTGACCTCTCTTTCACACATCGCTAAAAATAATATCAATAATGGTACGCACTGGATTCTTCTATCAGGAAAATATACCGAGACATTAAGGAATATCATCACCATACCGCAGATAAAAAGATGTTTCTTTCGCATAATTAAATCGTGGAATAAAACGACTATAAACAATAAAAAGAAGAACAGCCCGATTGAGCCGATCTCCGCGTAAAGGTGCAAGAAGATATTATGCGCGGCTACCCACACCCCCTCAAGATTATACATCCCGGTCGAGAGAGCTGGGAATACCTTTTGATATACGCCTATCCCCCACCCAAAGTAAGGATGATCTGAGGCCAGGGTCAGAGTATCAATCCAAACCGGGAATCTTGAGTAAAAGAAATTATGCCAGGTGTTATTTAAAAGTATATATCCGGTAGAGAATCCAAGCAGGATAACCGAGAGAATGAATTTAGCCCTAAAACTCTTGCGTACAAGGAAAAATAATGCCGTAAATGCCGCTAAGACTCCGATAATCTCGACCGCTAACACAGATATAATTCCGAGAAGAAAGACATTTAGTTTGTGATAAGGAAGAAGTATTGCAGTAAGAATAATAAGAAAACTCACAAGTTGCATCGGGTTGCCGATCACCCCGAAGTAAGTAATGGAATCCTGGCCGAAGTTCATCAGCTTGTCGTAACCGAGAAGCTGCATTACAAGAAGCAGAATGTTTACAAAGAAGATACTCTGGCAGACTCTAAAGACCCAGGTGCGGTCTTTTAGTTTTAGGCATAGGACATAATAATAAAAACACGCCACAACTGCGATATATGAAGTGAACGATAGATACGGGGCCTTGCTCATAAAGCAGTTGATATAGAGATAAATCAAAAGGAGTTTTAACGATAGGCGGGCTTGTGTAAATATGAATAGGAATCCCAATATCCCCGACAAGACAACGAGCCAGAACCACAGATTACTGTTCGCCATAATCGGGACAGAGAAATCCATGCGCGGTATTGCCGACATAAACAAGACCGGCAGACATATTAAGAAGGCAAAGATTTTATCTTTCATTAGGCATAAGAGGGGAGCTATTCGCTCCCCTCTCAATCCTCCTTAATAATCGGCTGTCTTGAGTACCGTTACGCCGGTTTCACCTATAACTACCCAACCATAAGTGCTGTCAATAAATTGCAAAGCCAAATTATCACCCGCAGCATCAAACTGAGCTTCATACCAACCTGTCGCTGTATCCGGAGTTACATTCCATGAACCACCCGGATCTGCTGTTGCAACGGAAATCGTCAATAACTGACCTGCAATACCGTCAACTAAAGTCCCTGCTTCGCTGGCGGTTGTACTGATGTATTTAGTAACGAACCTATATAACACCGGCACATTACTCAAATCTGATGTCATTACCGAAACCACGCCGTTATAATAACCGGCTGCCACCAGATTCGCACTTAAGGGGAAATTCGCCCTACCCCCTTGTTCGACCCACGCCGGATCGCCTACGCCCGCAGCCATATCTATCGAAGTAGCCTCACCTTTGTAAACATCATTCTGATAGATTGCCACAGCAGCGTAAGAAGGACTAAACAACAGAAGGCAAAGCACAATCACTAAAACTGCTGTTCTTTTCCACATAATTGCTCCCTCTATTTTTGTGGGGGCGGACACCTTATCCGCCCCCTTTGGTTAGTCCTCTGTGTAGATAATCCCTATCTTGATAGTATTAGTTGCAGGACTACCAGTACAGGCAATGCGTATAAGACCGCCAGTGGTCTTATAGCTGAACCCTTCGATGGTAGCTTGCTCAGTCATACTGGTAGCACCGGCAGAAGATGTACTGACAGTGGTAAGGAAACGATCAGCGTCCCCTGCATCACCTACTGTAAATGCACTATCTGTACCCAATGCATCGTAAAACAAAACAACATCAAGTACTCTTGCGCCGTCTTTGAGTGCTTGACCGACCAGGATAACATCGTCTGTGGCCAACGTTGCACATTCGTAAGAATCAAACATAACTCTTACACGACCGCCCAACACACCAGGATCAAGAATGTTGTCAGAAGTAGGGTCGATCGCCTTTGCATAATTAACTCCGCTTACATTCGCCATAATTACACCCCCGTTAAAATTGTTAAACTACCTTATTCCGAACAGGCTATCTCTATAACCCTTTCCTCTTCCATTCTTGTCGCGCCGATTCCCAAAGATGTAAACACCTGAGTTGCATTAGACTTATCACGCCTCGGGCCAATATCAACCTGGATGTCCTGCGCTATCGCAAGCAATAACCCTTTCTGTGCATAAGCCAGACATAGACGATCATCTGAAGTATCAACAGCCAAGCGGTTACACATAATGAACTTGAATCCGAGGTAAGAATCAATCTGCCCCATAGCAAGTGAACGAACGGTGTTATAATCGGCAGACTTTACTTCGGTGATATTCAGCAAATCTTCGATCTGATCTGCCGTTACTATACAGAACCTCGGCTCTTCCGGATCAACATCAGCAGCGTCCAACTTCTTTTTGGCTTCAAGAAGCTTTGCTACCGTAAGAGCTGTGCTATTGGATGTAACTTTCTGTGCAGCAGGTAAATCTGTTTCTGAACCACCGGCCTTACCGCGATACGAAGTACCGCTTGCTGCGGAGATGATTAAACTATCCATCGCCCGACCCAACGCCCAAGATGCTGACTGTGCATAGTTTGATTCCGGGTCTTGAATCAACTTTAACTTGTCAGTCTTGTCAACAAGGTCAGCCCATTCATAATCGTACATTGAAACACGCACTCTCTGATGATCACTCTTTACCAAAGGAGTATCAGAATTGCGAGTGGTTTTAAGAACAGCTGCTGTTTCGCCTAACTGGTCAAAATACGCTTGCTCACCTACTATACCTGTCTCTACTCTTACTGCGCCACGCAACTTAGAACCTTTCTGCTGTGCAAGTTGATGCACATTGGCCCCAAATTGTTTGACCATTGCAACGGTTATAGCTCCCATAGTGGCCTCCTATACAATAATTTTGTTAGTTGCTTTACTCTTGCTGTCTTGTAAGAGTGTCCGTCTTTTGAACGGGTCTAACAAAACCATTTTTCGGGGTCGCCCTTACGGGAGAGTGTCCCATTACAATATGACTATACCGGGAGCTTAAGCCTTTGCTGTTTCCGGATTAGCCATTGCATATAAATCATTCATCCTGTTGACTGCTAACTGATGCTCAGGATGATCTTTGCCTAAATTATAAGGATGCTTCTTATCGCCTCGAATCTTGGCGATCTCAGCCTCAGCCTCTTTCGGCGACATTAACACCTGAGTACCTTCACCCTTGAACAATCCATCCTCGGACATCTTCTCGCCTATCTTGGCGAAAAGCTTGATAAGCCGGGGATCATTGCCCTTGCCTTCCTCGAATATCTTAACCATCTCATCATCGGCAAACGCCCTAAAAGCTCTCTTTGCCAATGTAGTTTTTTCGTCAAATGCTGTACCCCATTCCTGACGTAATGCGGCTTCGGCTTTGACTATCTCCGCCTTATCGCCATCTACTTTCTGGTTATAATCAGTTACCTCGCTTTGCGTGTACCAATCAAGAATACCTTTGACTTGATTAGGTAACAGATTATGAGAATGAGCAACCTTAGCAAACTCCGCAACCTTAGTATCACGCATAGGAAAATTCTCGGGAAGCTTAGTCCTATCAATCGCAAGCTTATATTCTTCTGGTGTCCCAGGCCAACCTAAACGAGAAAAGGTAGCATCTAAATCTGCCTTCACAAACTGACCCTTATCATCCCTGCGCGGTATAGGAAGTTTCTCCAAGCCGATCAAAGGCTGCATACCGACATACGACTTTGCCAATTCACCGACACTGGTTATTTTTGCCAAGCTCGGATGTTGCTTTACTGCGTCATCAACGCCTTCGATACCTGTGAGCCAAGAACGATCATCTGCTGGCGGTGGATCGCCTGGCGGTGGATCACCAGCTTCGCCTCTTTTACTTCTCAATGTTGCCACTAACTTATTCCAATGAAACTTCAATACCCCTACCGGGTCTTGAGTGTCCGGCATTGCCGGGTCGCGAGTGTCCGGATTTAACATCAATTACCTCCTTTTAAGAATCTAATTATGTTTTTAATCTCTCTCCACAATCTATGCAAAAAGCCCCGGGGTTCTTGAAAGCCATGAAAAGATATCGGCTCAATAACCGGAGTCGCTAATTGCGCATGACGCTTTTTATACCAAGTGCTATTCGGATTTAATTTCTCTTCAAAGCCCATTATTTTAACCCTCCGAAATCACCGATCTTAATAGGCGGCTCACACTTAATCTCTGCGTCCCCTTGCTTAAATGATCCCCAACCATAGAACCGGGCCTCACCATCTTTAATCTCACCCCGAGCGCAACCGCTCATTAGTATTAAAAGCGATGCCGCACACCAACCTAAGAATCTAAGAGTTAAGCTTCTCAATCCAAATTCTCCGTTTCTTCCGGCGGCTTCTCCATATCCTGAATCATCGTACTATGCAAATCCGCCATGTCCATAATGTAAAGCGCTAACATACGCTGGCCTTCGTTATAACTCATCCTTGAATGTTCGCTATCGAAGGTTGACTTATAAAAGAAATACTTATCCTTCAGGTCATCAAGGATTTTCTTTCCGTCATCCGTAGAGAATAAGGTTTCATACGCGCCCTTTAAATTCTTAAGCTCTTCTAAGGTATTTTTATCGGCCATTAAACCCCCGCCTTTGCCGGCTCTTTAGCTTGTTTCATCTTCAACTCAGCAGCCGCACCCTTATCAGCGATCTCCGCACCAGCGCCCAAAGTAGCCAACTCTGCTTGTGCCGCTTGAGCCTGCGCCCTCTCCTGCCGGATAGCTGCAATCTCATCATCACTTCGCAGGACTTCCGGATGTACGCCATGAGCCTCGATAATCTGATCTACCGCTTTGTCGCTATCGATCTTATCCAAGACTGACGGCATAAGTTCTGCAATCCCACCGATCGCTTGAATCGCCTGGAGAAGTGAACGGACATCCTGGCCTTTCTGTGCTAACGCAAGCGGTGAAGTATATTTAACGACATATGTTTCCTTCTGTAAAGCAGCCGGCGGTGGCGGAAGATAGCCATTGCGAGCCATAATGCTAAAAGTCCGGTAAACAACCGGATCAAGCAACTCATTCATCATGCGCCCGAGAGCTGGGCCGAGTATCAACATCTTCTCTTGCACCCTCTCGGCTACCTCGGTTGCGGTCATCTTAGGCAACTCCGGATCAGTCAAGAGCATGAACACATCGACAAAGAAATTCCGCTTGATAATCGTGCGGGAGTTTTCTATCAAGGCTTGACCGGCCGGAAGATCAGCAGCAACAGGCAATGTTTCAATCTTCTCTTGCAAGTTAGCCGCAGTCTTTTTCTTATAGTTGACCTTGCCCGCGCCGACCTTCAGCGGCAACACATATCCGTCATGGGGAAGCATCAACGGCGGATCAATCATCTTCTGAGTTGCCCGGATCATCGCCTTGCTCATGGTATTAACCATGCGGATCTCAGGATATGATACCCAGGCCGGGGATGTCCCATAAACTTCATCCGACTCTTTATAGAACCGGCTGACAAAGAACGGAAATTCCTCAAACCCGCCCTCTGAGATCATATGCTTCATGCTCTTCTCGACATAATAAGAAGCATAAGGCATATTGGTATTGGTAGGTTTCGAAGGATCACGCGAACCTCTCGGCTCAACGCAATGGATAAAGATTATCTTCTCGTCATAATTCTTGGCGGTAAGCATATCCATAACCTTCTTGCCGGATTTGTTGCCCCACTTGCTAAAGGCTTGTTCGGCGGTAAACTTAAACTCTCGATATATCGTATTCACCCGGCCGGTCGCATCCTCAACGATATAACACTCGCCTATCGGCAACGAATAGAATCGGATTATCTGTTTTGGATCAGCCTCTTCATACAAGACGCTTGTGCCGAATACGCCTAAGCCGGTATAAGTTTCGTGAATCTGCTGGCTGAAATTGGAAGAGCCAAGCGCACTATAAATCCTATCCTCAGACTCTTTGAGCCAGATTCTATTCTCGTGAATATCCATTAAATCTTCGTTCTGTAACGCCAGGGTAAACCATTTAGAGCTGGGGTTAGATAGATAAGAGTGCAATCCGGCCGCTAAGATTGTCGCCGCCTGAACAGCAGTCGAGTCATAGACATCGTGATCGGCCTTCTGCCCGGGAGATTTAGTCCGGGTAACATAAGCCTTGCGGGGCATACAGAATCGCCCCAAGTCTTGAAGCCCGGAGTTTACTGAGTCCTTCACTGTCTTTAAACTATCCAACCGCTTAATAATTAACTCTGCCTTTGTAGGCATGGCCGACTCCTTATAGATTTTTTATGTAATGCTTCTCTAACAATCTAAACCCGCTTCTCAAATAAAAGCTTTCCAACTTATCAGCCTTGCTATTAGACATATGAATCATGATTAACTGTGAGCAATTCCAAACATTCTTGGCGTAGCGTTCGAGTTCCTTTAGCAAGAACAATCCATATCTGCGATAATTCTGAGACATGAACCATATCGCCTCTTGGTAAACGCGCTTGTCGTTCATCGGGAAGTTTGTAATCGTGCCAGAGATCACACCGATTATCTTTCCTTCCTTCTCGGCGATCAAAGTTGTCTTGACATATTCTTGCATTACCGCAAGAGCAACTTTTTCATCAAAGATCAATCCGTACTCTTCCAAAGACTCTTTGCCAAACTCTAAAATGAGCTGATAAACTTTCGGTATATCGCCGTCTTGGGCTAATCTAACTATCATGCACCCAATAAAGACTTGCGTTCAACCGGGGCCGGCCCTTGCACACCTAATCCCGAGGTAAGAATCGTACTCCCTCTACCTTTACGCGCCCTGGCTCTCTTGATCTCTTCCCTTTGTGCGATAGCTTCGGCTGTCCCGGTCATATCTTTGGCTTGCTCTGCCGGTTTCTTTGGAGCTGCCGGTGTTGGTAACTGAGGCAACGATGGCAAAGGTTTGACTTCTGGAACCCCAGGAGAGAACGCACCGGCGGCTGATGCTACACCCACCGCAGTCCCCGCTATCGTCGCTATTGTCGCTATGGTCGAAAGTATAACGCCCATTTTAGTCCCCCTTAATCCATCTCCGCATCTCTTGGCAGATTAGACTCATCAACCGCACCAAAAGGCGCTTCTGCAATCTGCTCTTGCATTGCAAGGCTATCAACCAAGTCAATAAATAGACTCTTAATCTCGGAGTTCGTAACGCCCTTGAGTTCGGTCTTTAATTCCAT